GGCCAGTCCTATTCGGAAATCCCGGTGGTGACGGTCGCAGCGCCGGCGACCGGCACGACGGCGGTTGCGACCGCGACGCTTGGCACGGTCGCCAACCCGATCGCGTCCGCGCTGTCGCAGCTCTGCAACCGATACCGCGCCTGTTCCATGATCTCCGGCCCGAACACCACGGATGCAGCGGCTGTGCTCTACCGCGGCGACTTCGACACGGACCGCATGATGCTGCTCGACCCCTACGTGAAGGTGTCGCAGGGGGCATCGATCGTCTCCATGCCGGCCGATGGCATGGGCCTCGCCCTTCAGGCCCGGATCGATTACGAGGAGGGCTTCCGGCACTCGCCGTCGAACCACGTCCTTGAGGCGGTGCTCGGCACCCACCGGCCGATCGAGCACTCGCTCAACGACCGGTCCGCGCAGTCGCAGTACCTCAACAAGAACCACGTCAGCACCATCGTCCGCTCGCCGACCGGCGGATGGAAGTTCTGGGGCAACCGCGTGATGACCGCCGACCCGCTGCGGTTGCACTGGTCCGTCCGCCGGGGCCACGATGTGATCGTCGAGTCCGTCGAGATTGCGAGCGAACCTTACGTCGACAAGCCGTTCTCGCGGCAGATCCTGGTGGATATAGCCGAGACCGTGAATCGCGCGCTGCGCCGGTGGGAGGCGCTCGGCGCCACGCTCGGGGGCCGGGTGTGGCTTGACCCCGCGATCAACACCGCGGAAAGCCTCGCGGCGGGCATCCTCTACATTGACTATGACGGCGAGACCCCGGCGCCGATGGAGCACATCGTGTTCCGCTTCAACCGCAACACCGGCTACTACGACACCATGCTCGCTGCGGCGGCCCGCGAGATCGCGCGCCTTTCGTCCGTCGCCGCGTAATCCCACCCCGAACACCAGGAGGACGCCATGCGTCATATTCTCCGCGGCTACACCATGTGGGTGGGCGGCGTCGACTACGGCTACGAGATCGAGGAGCTGGAGTGCGCGCTGCCGGATGAGACGTACGTCGAGCACGAGTACGGCGGCGCGGTCATGACGGCCGAAGTGCCGATGATCAAGATCGGCCTCCTGAACCCGACGATGAAGTTCGCGTCCTGGAACCCGACCATCGAGTCGCTTCTGCTACGCGCGCCTGGCGTCACCGACACGTTCACCTTCCGCAAGGCGCTGGTCGACGAGTCGGACGGCACGACGAAGGCGAGCGTGCTGATCTATGAGGGCCGCCTCGCAGCGCCGGAGACGGACACGCTCTCGCGCAGCGACAAGTCCGGCATCGGCTACACCATCAAGGGTGTGCGGTACTTCCGCCATGAGATTGGCGGCGATCCGATCCACGAGATCAGCCTCTACCCGGCGAAGATGATCGTGAACCGGGTGAACCGCCTTTCCGGGATCAACGAAGCGCTGGGGCGGCTCTGATGGATATCACCCTGAAGACGCCGATTGAGCATGACGGCAAGACCGTCACCGCTCTCTCGCTCCGCGAGGCCGATCTCGGCGACATGATCGAGATGGAGAGTGTCAAGGGCGGCGAGCTGGTGCAGTTCGCCACGCTGCTGTCGCGCATCTCCGGCCTGCCGGTGGAGGCCGTTCGCAAGATCAAGGCGCGCGACCTGAAGACCATCCAGCGCGACGCCGGGCCGCTCCTGGGAAACGATCCCGAGGAGGCTGGCGAGACATCGCCATCCTCCTGAGCATGTTGACGGGCTGGTCGCGGGCCGAGGTGAGGGCGCTGCGGCCGGATGAGGCGCTGGCGGAGCTGGATGCGGCGGTGCGGCTCAAGCGGCAGGTCAGGGGCTAGGTGAAAAACCCCTCCACCCAAGCAACAGCAATCTCAGTCGCCGGTTCGCCTGGGACGAAAAGCAGGAAGAACCCCAGCGCGGCCAAGACCAAAGACTTCGCAACTTTGTCGTTCTGGAAGTTGTCGACGCAGCAAATAAGCGCAGACATCCCGCCTGCAAACGCGATCCATTCGTAAATCACCGGCGATCCTTACCCACGAGAGAGGAGGCTGCCATGGCGACACTTTCCTCTCAACTTATTCTCAGTGTTCGAGATCTAACTAAAGGTCCGCTGGCCTCGATTTCAAGGAACATGCGCCAGTTCCAGGCGCAGAACCGCGCAATGGCCACGTCCATGATCCCGGGCGGGTCACTTCGGTCAATGGTTGGCATGTTCGCCGGGTATCAGGCGCTGACCGGTGGCATCCGAGGCACGATCGGCGCGGCCATCTCATTCGAGAGCGCGATGGCCGACGTCAAGAAAGTGGTCGACACTTCGCCGGCCGGCTTCAAGGCGCTCGAAAAATCTGTGCTGAACATGTCGAAGCGGGTACCGGTGGCAGCATCCGGTCTTGCGGGCATCATGGCCAGTGCCGGGCAGGCTGGCGTGGCGGTAAAGGATCTCGGCGCGTTCACCGAACTGACGGCGACGTCCGCGGTTGCGCTCGGGATTTCTGCCGAGAAAATCAGCGATGTATTCCCGAAGCTGATGAACGTGTTCCAGCTCGATATGAGCGGACTCCGCGATTTGGCGGACGGTGCAAACCATCTTTCGAATAACCTCGCGACCAGCGCGGAAGATGTTCTGAATTTCACCAACCGAGCGGCCGGCGCAGCGAAAACGCTGAACCTATCCGTCGCCGAGCTTCAGGCGACCGGCGCGGGCCTCGTCTCATCCGGCGTCGTCCCCGAGACGGCTGCGCGTGGCCTGAACGCCCTTGCGACACGGCTCGCCGTGGGAAGCCCGAAGATTTCCCGCGCGTTCAAGACCATGGGTTGGTCATTTCAGGCGTGGCGCAAACTGCGGGACAAGAACGGCCCCGAGGCGATGCAGAAGCTGTTCGAGGAAATCTCGAAGCTGGACAAAGACGCCGCGGCCGAAGCGTGGAAGGCTTTGGCCGGGCAGGACTTCTCAGACGACTTCTCGAAAATCCAGCCGGAGGTTGCCGCAAAGGCTTTCCGGCTCATGGCGGACGAGCAGGCCCGCGCCGGCTCTGTCGCGAAAGAGTATGCGGTCCGCGCTGCAACGGCTGGGAATGCGCTCCAGCTTCTCGGAAACAACCTCAAGGCAATCGGGATCGAGCTGGGTAGCCGCGCATTGCCGGGCATCGCTGCGGCTGCGCGTGGACTTGCAGACGACCTCGGCAGCCTCGGGTCGTCCACCGACAGCGTGTTCGCGCAGATCAGCGCCGCATGGGCTGGATTCAAGGAAGGTCTCGGCGTCGGCGAGGGCGGACTATTCGACAGCGTGAAGGCGCAGGTTCAAGATTTCCGCGACTTCATCTTTGGCACCTACCGGAACCTGGGAGACGACGCACCGGCATTCGAGAAGCAGCTTGCATCGGTGCGAGCTTCGGAGGGAATTGCGGATCTTACGCGTCAGTTTCGCGACCTTGGCGCCGCGATAAAGGCGGTGGGCTCCGGCGACTTCGGGCCACTGGCGAGGTCCTTGGGGGAGCTATCCGGCTCGCTGGGGTCATTGGGTGGCGCAGGCGTCGGCCTGGCCGTGGCGGGCATTTGGGGCCTTGCGCGTGCGCTCACCGGTCTGACGGTGGCGATCATGTTCTCCCGGCTTGGTCGCATCGTGCTTGTCGCGACGGCGATCACGGAGCTGGTGAAGGCGTTTCAGAGCGGGTCGGGTGTAGGCGAAGCGATCGCCAACATGGATACGATGACCAAGGTCATGGTCGGGCTCGGCACGGCCTTGGTAGCTGTTTCTGCCGGGGCGGGTGCTCTGAAAGTGCTTCGCGGACTCGGCGCCATCAAGGGCATAGGCGCCGTCGCGAAGGACACGGCAGGCTTTGCCGCACAGGCCGGCAAGGGCAAGGCTGGCCTCGGCTTGGGGATGCACACCAAGGCGGTAGGCAAGGCTGGCATCGGCGCGGCAGCGGTCTATGCCGGGTGGCAAGCATTGAAGGGCATGTTCGGATCGGCGGAGGCGGCTCAATTGCCGCCCGCGCCGCAGGCTTCAGTTCCGTCGATCCCGGCGCGGTCAACGCGCGAAATGGGGCCGATGGAGCTATTGAGGGAAATTCCTCGCCTTCTTCGCGATAAGATCGACGAAGATCCTTCCGGCCTTGAGCGGCGGGCCAAGCTCC